TTGAGTAATTACCAGGACCAAAACCAATATATTCAAATGTATGACCTGAAGCACGAATGATCGAAGGTCTTCTAAATTCAACAGGTATTGGTGTAATTTTTCTAATTAGTGATCCGTTTAAATGATCTTCTTTAGTACTTCCTAACGCACCACGAACCACTCCAACTTCATTCAATCCACTACCAGATAATTCTGATGTAGTAATTCTTAGTATTTCACTATCAATTTGAACATATGAACCTAATGGGAAACGTATCGCAGTACCAATACCAGAATTAGGTAGTTCAATTTTCATTATAGATCCAGTTGTTAGATCATCAACAAGAGTGACTGATTCATTATCATAGAATGACATGCCTCTTGTACCTAAGTTTTCACCATCAGAACCAGATGTGGCATTACCTGCACTCATACCATGTCGTAAAACAAATGCACCATTTAGATTTTCATTAGTTTTTGCTGAGAATGTTTTAATACCAACTCTCTCTTTAACTATGAAATCACCTAAATTATTATTTGAACTATCAATAATTCTAAACGGACTTCCAATTACTAATCCATGAGCAGAATTACAAGTAAATGTAGATACACCACTTACAGATTCAAAATCATCAGATACTATTGGTACAGATGGTCCTAAATTAATAGCAAATTGTCCTGTGAGGAATGAAGTGTCACCACCTGTTTTTGCAATTGCAACAGTTTTTGTAGAAGGCACTGATGATATTCTAAAATAACCATCTGTAAGAGTTCCAATACCAGTGACTTGTAATATGTCTCCGATATTAGATGAAATACCAACAGATGTGAAGGTTGCAGCAGCACCAATTGAAGGTGATCCTAATGAGGATGGATCAAATTCTAATTTTTCAGCACCATATCCTGAACCACCATCTATTACATCAAAATTTGTAATAGATCCACCTGATATTGTAACTTTCGCAGTTGCACCATCCCAAGTAGATGTTCCGCTATTAAATAATTTAACATTATGATAAGTGCCATCAGTATAGCCTGAACCACCAGTAAAATCACTATATGTAACAATACCACTTAATCCATGTTCTCGATCAAAAGTTAAAGTAGTTACACCTGTTGTGGAGTCTACATTAGTGATTGTTAAACCCTTACCAAAATCTTGAAGTAACTTATCTGTTGCTTCTCTTGTAATACTATTTTTAAGTTTATTTGTTACTACATCTCCTATTGGATTTCTTCTCGCAAATGATACAGATGCTGGAGGGTTATCATTATGATTATCCTTATCTTGCTGTGGATATAAGTCAGCAACATTCTGACTATATTTCTGATCTGTAAATTCAGTATTGATTGCATTATCTGCTTTTAAAACAAATAGGTGATAGATACCATCTTGGACATCTTTAATATAATCACTTATAACTTCACTTCTATAGATGTAATGATTAGATTTTAAATCATTTCTTTGGAATCTTGGTAAATTAGTTGTTCTATCAGATGTGTCACTCGAAAAAGTACCTGTGTTATGAGTTTTACCATCTACATCAGTTGTTGAATATTGAAATTCCTTATCACTATTAATTGATGTAACTTCAAAAGTTCCATTAAATGCAGAATTAGCAACACCAGTTGTATTTGTTGAACTCTTTATATTTAAAATATTAATTTTGTCATTGACTTTTAAGTTATGCGGTAATTCTGATCTTATTGTTACAGTGCCACCTGATTCAGAACCAGTGCTTATAAATCTTAGATTACGATTAAAGAAAACATCTTTCGCATCAATAGTTCTATCTGTGAAATCAGTATTAACTCTAACTCCACTTGTGCTTGACTCTTGAATAACGAATCCATCATTAGGATCTTTTGCATTTGTTGCTTCTTTTGGAACCACAACACGAATAGTATATAATCTCTCATCTAAAGATCTTGGATCTACAGTTCTTGAAATTGTGGTAACATTACTTTTTTCAGTTAATCCTGTTACACCTGATGATGATAATTCTGTGAAAATATCATTATTTGTTGATACATGAATAAACCAATTTTTGTTGATGGCATCAAATTGAATTGGTGATCCTATATCTCCTGATGATTTATCTGATACTCTGCTTTCTACAAATAATTTTGTACCACCGAAGACCGTGATGGGAACATTATTTTGTGCATTAGTAACTGAAGATGCTAATTTAATTTCTGTAGATGATATTTTTATTGCAAAATATACGGTATTTGACTCTATATTTTCAGGTAAATCTCCATTATCACTAAAGACTCGTATCTTTTCACCTGTTTGAAGTGTATGAGTTCCTATATTGAAGATATTAGATGCTGCAGGATCTTTAACGTCAAAGGAAGGACCAGATTGAACTCTAAATGTTTTAACACTTACGTCTGTCCCCGTGACAATCGTTGAACCAGTGCTAACAACATTATCAGTCATGGTGATTGATGCTGTTTTTGTACCATTAGCATCAACAGACAAAATATCGTCAAATTTTGCACCAACTCTGTAACCTTGAATAATAACTGGAGGTTTGTCATCAAAATCATTGAATCCAAATAGATAAAGATGACTTGATATACCCACAGAAGTCGTTAATCCAACGTCCAATGATTGCCAATCAACTTTTACTGGTGTCTCAGTTATTGCTCTGGGAGTAATTACATTGGTGATAAAAGCTGTGTCATCTTTAGCAAATGCAGATTTTTTAAATCCATCGGATGTAAGGGCAATCTGTCCGAAGTTAGAGTTTGAGTTAGTAATAGATGCATCACTACCTGTTTCAGCACCAAAGTGTTTATTGTATCCGATAGCAAATACAGATACGATCTGCATGATCGCATCATTTTTCATATTAATATGAGTTGTCTCAAATCCTTTTCTATAGATAGCATCACTATCTAAATGATAAACAGTTGATGGATCAAGGGATGAAGATTCTTTTGATAATGCAGATCCTTTTGCTAAAGTAACATTTATACCCTCATATGATCTTGAAGTGCTATTGTATTTTACAAACGCTCTGTCATCCTTTTGAAGAGATATACCAGTAAACTGAGCAACAACTATACTTCTAAATCCAGTTGCCTTTGCACCATCCGCAAGAACACCATTCATACCAAACACGGAACGTAATGATACGTTAAAGATATATGGTGATGCACCTGTAACCGTGTCAGTTTCTATCGTTATTGTTGCTGACGAAACTGATTGTGGTGTTGCCAATATATTTGGTGGTACAAATTGAAGTAAATATGTAAATTGATTACTACTTAAAACACTTGCTACCTTCGTTGAAATATTATATTCTCTTGTTGAAACACCTTTTACTTTGATAGGAGTGCCACTGCTTAACCCATGAGGAGTTGTAGTTGTTACTTTGACAACCGTACCTGGTGTATTACCATCACCAGATATTAATTCTGTAATGCTTAGTGGATCTGATGCAAATGCACCAACGATTTCAAATTCAGGTCTCTGTGGTGCAAATCCTTCAGTAGAAGATGGAAATTTTTCATCAATATCTCTAGTGGATGCGAGATTATAAGCGTTTGATAATTTTGCGTAAAATATTTCTAAATCTGTAAGATTAAAACGATTATCTACATTAACACCATCTGCATATTCAAAACATGTAAGTTTATGATGTGAAAAACCTGGTATTGATTGATTATTTGATGAGAAATCCGAAGAGTCAGTATAAACTAATTTTGATTCATCCCCATCAAAAATTGAGAATTGCCAGAAATAACATGTACCAGTTATTCTGAATAAAGCACTAGAAGGAACTGAATTATCTGTTGGATTAGGTACATATTTTGGTTTTATTTTTGTCTTTCTTAAATCCAAACCTACAATAGATGTTCCACGAGGAACGATAACTCCACCATTAATACTATTAAACTTATATAAAATATTATCTTCTTGATTTAAATCAAAATTTGATGATAAATTTAATGCTAGTGTAGTTGATGCTGCTGACTCTGCTCCTGCAGGAGATACTGCAATAGCATTATTACCATCTGCTTTAATTGCGAAACCAGGTCTGTTATCTATTTCATGATCACCAGGATATACTAATATAGTTGTTCTTTCAATTAAGTCATTATTAATTCCCTGGACATAAGAGAATCTCGCAGATTCAAGTAATGCCCTCTGTATAGTTTTAAAGGGAGCTGCGAGTGAGTTACCCTCATTCGTAATTGCATCAGTTGAATCTATATCATTTGGATTCACATAAAGAATACGACCTTCAGTGTTCTTTATGAAATTCTCTAGTTTATTAAGAGGCATCTTCTTATATTCGCCAAAATATTGCTATGATCTATTTAGTTAGGTTGATTCTTCCTGCTCGTAGAGATACTCTAGATCATCTGGTAAAAGTTCTGGATTTTCTAATTCGACTGGAAAATAAAGAGGATGTAACTCCTCCATCATTAGATATCCAAACATTTGGTACATATACTCTGGATTATATGTACGATTTGCATCTGCCACTCTACATAGTTCTTCATCCCACAAGTGTCCGAAAGGTAATTCGTCGAATGTGAAAGGGATTCCATTAATAAAATACATCTTCACTATCATTTTACCATCATCAAACCAGCAAAATTTAGTGGAAAGTTTGTACATACAGATTAGCAGGCGTATTTTATTTAGCCTGCATCATCATTCTCATGTCTGTAGATGCGTACTATTTCATCATCAGTTTTTCTCTCACTTTTTTTCATTTCACGTATATCATCATGTAATTTTTCAATCGGAGTTTTCTCCTCTTTCATGTTTTTTTTGCAGACCACTTTATTTATGTTGTAATACTATCATATTTTATTAATTCAATAGGTAATTGGTCAGTGCAAACTTTATGGACTCTCATAAATTGATCGGCACTATCACAAGTAACTTTTCTTTCCCTGCCTTTGTCACTTAATACTAAAAAACTTCTAGCACAAATGTCAATGATGACACCTACAACTGAATCGTCAAACATAAAATATGGTGGCATTACAATATTAGTATAGTCGAAATAATTAGTGATGTCAACTCATTTATCAATATAAAGAAGAGAATTACTTGGTCTTGAATATATCCACCCATTACATAAATATTTTTCAACTTTTGTCTGACATCCTCTATGCACATATGTCCACGTTGAGGGAAAAAATACTAAACTTCCACATTCTGGTTGTAATTTTGTTCCGTCAAAAAATTCCGTCCCACCACCATCTTTCTTTTTAATTGAATTTAAATACCACATAAAAACAAATATTCTTGATCCTGATGGTGAAATACACCAATCATTATGCCAATCATAAAATCCATCTGGGTCATACTTTTGAATTTTATATCCTGTATCAACCATTTTATAACCTTGATGAGGAACACATTTAATATGAATACTTTTTAAATATTCATTATATTCATTTAAACCTGTTTTCAATGCCTTGAATAATATTTCATCCTCCTTTTTCCAATCAAGATCAGCACTTTTGATACAAAGATCAGTGGTTCTCTTAATGTTCTTATCCACTCTAGGATTGTTTTGGTCAATGATACCCTCGTATCTTGCAGAGTCTTTTTCAAATTTTTTTATTATTTTTTTACAAAAAGACTTTGTGAGTGAATTTTTTTTCACCCAAATTAATTCTTTAAACATAATTATCAAGTTTTAATAATGTAAACCAATGCATAATATGGAGGTAAGTTTCTATTAGTTCCAGATACACCCTCATTATCTGTGTCACCACTAAATGAGTGATCATGCGTATCATTATTTGTGGCGTTCATATTACCAGCGTTTGCGTTACCTGCTGCTGCTCTTGATCCTCCATCATCATCTGTGCCTGACTCTTTTACCGAGTGAGCATGTGTATCATTATTAGTGTCTCCACTAAAGTCATGATCATGTTGAACAACAACAGCGTCTTTACTACCACCAGTTTGTTCTCCATCTCCAGCATCTTCAATACCAGTTCGTGCTTGACCAGAGGTATGATCTAATGATGCACCAATAACAAAATTATTTCTAAGATCTGGGACATTAAAGGTGGTGGTTCCATTACCATTACCATGATAAACATTTAAAACAGTAAAGAGAGGTGCAAAATCAGTTCTACTAACAGCTTGACCATTACAAAGGAGATAGGTAGTTGGTATTCCCGCTATATTACCACCCCACATGATAATCTGTCCTGTTAATACAGTGCTTATTCCAATTAATTTACTACCATCACCTCTAAAAAAACCTTGTTTGTCACCATCGTTTTTGGATACTATATCTGTTGCCTCTATATTTCCAAAAGTATCAATGCTAGCTAAAGAGGTCAATCCTGCTGCAGTTGTTGCAGTATCAGCATTACCTGTTAGATCACCAGTTACGTTACCAACTACGTTACCAGTTATACCAGCAATGGTTTTTAAAGAATGCATTGTGATGTCATCATTATCAAAGGCATAATTTAATTTACCAGTAACATACATGTTCTGGAATTGTGAATCACCTTGTTGACTCTGATAATCAACACTTGGATCTGGAAAATCGCTCATCCCATACCTCCTGTAAATTCTCCTGGTCTCAATCTAGATGAAGTGAATCTAGGTATAAAGGCAGCTTGAACTCCTGCCATACTAAAACGATTACCACGACCACTTTTTAATATAATACGACCTCCTGATCTAGTTATTCTATTTGATCTTTTTACTATTACCTCTTGATCTGCGTCTAAATGTATTTTTTTTCCAAATAATTCTAAAGTTTCTGTGTTCCCATTAGCATTGCCTACAACAACTTTTGATCCCTGTAGTAGTATCTCATTACTTGCATCTAGCACTATGTTTTGACCATGTATTCTTACCCAACCATTTTCAGTTGTCATTGCTAAGTCACCATTATGTGCCATAAGCATATAACTTATTTGACCCTCTTTATTTTTTAAACCTGTTTGAATTTCTAAAGTATGATCTGCCTCCATTGTAGCAAGACCACTACCATGAAGTGCCTGTTGCCATTTTGCACCCTTATCAGTAACTGCGTACATTTGATATGTTACAGGACCTGCAACACCAACTGGTCCGTTTGTTTCTATAAGAAAATTAGGACCAAATACATCTAATACTCTACTTTCACTTTTACTTTTGGACATGATCAATAACCTCCATATCCACCTCCTCCACTACTTGGTGGTGGAGAACTTGGTGGAGAACTTGGTGGAGAACTTGGTGGTGATGGAGGTGGTGTATTATTTTGTGCTTCATCGACTGGATCAGAGTATGTGGTCATATTCTGATTAGTTTCTGTTTGTTGAGGTGTTGTGGTTTCTGTTGATTCACTTTCTTCAACTAATTGTTGGATTGATCTTAAGTTAACTTGAGTAGAACCTACATTAGATGAAGGTGTAGATTCACTTCTCAAACTCTGTTCGGGTGTATCGTAGATAATCGCATGAGGTGAGGAGGTGTGTGCAACTCCAACCATTTTTACTCCCCTAGTAGGATGAAGATGGAATGGTCCACGATATGGTTTACCATCTACAAATCCCACAATACCATTATTTCTAGGTGCAATACAATCTATAACGTTGATCACTCCTGTTTGTTTACGATTTTTAGTCATCACTGGTGTTAAAATTGCACCAACACCTATTGAAATAGGATTTATTAATGGTAAAGTGCGATATGCTTTATCATTTGGACAAATTTTTGTTATTTTTCCGTTTTGATCAACATCACATATCTTGAAATCACCTAAATCATCATCTAAAGAATAACCTTGACCACCATTTTCAATCTCAACATAGTCAACAAAAACGTCAGTCTCTTCACCCGTTGGATAATTTAAACCCTCAGTAATCATTACCACACCTGTAACTTGACCAAATTTAGGTGAGTTGGGATCCTTATCAATAGTTGCTCGACCAAAAGCACCAAACCCCTGATCACAATTATCGACAAATGAAACAAAAGGTTCACTTGTATATCCTTCACCAGGATATGTTATATCAACACCTATAATACTTGCAGTTCTTTTTACATTTTCAACTAGTGTTCCTCCTTGAGTTGCTCCACCAATTGTGGTGGTTACACCATCAACAACAACTTCTGTCTGCTCAATCGATTCATCTAAATTTTCAATAAAGTTTCCAAGAATAATATCACCTGCAGCACCTTCTCCACCTCCACCAAAAAATTCAACTCTAGGTAATCCACAATCCAAAATATTACCTGTGTTACAAGTTGCATCTTCTCTTACTGCTTCACCTCCAAATATACCCCAATTTTCAATACCATCAGTTTGTTTATCAAGAGATGTGCTTGCAGAATCCATTCTCTTTGCCATCTTTGAGAATATGTTTGCAACACTATTTTGTTTTTCTGCATCACTTTTTGGTTTTGTTGAACCTTTTTTTAAATCATATTCAGTAACTGTATGACACTTTCCACCACCACCTTTACAATTAAGTAAACCTTGAACTTTACTTAATACATTCAAACCACCAGCAAGTAAACCTTTAACTGATCCAAATCCTCTACCGATAAGACCAAAAAGACTATTAAGAGGAGCAATTAATGGAGAGACTATTGCATCCATCATATTAGTGATTTTACCTGTGAGAGCACCAATAAAATCTTCAACAGCACACTCAAGAGGATTAATAAATCCCTTTTTAATAGTGTTTAAAAGAAGATTTTTAATCGTACTTTTCAGTGCATTTTTTACTGTAGATCCAAGACAACCGAATGCATTGAAGAGTCCATTCACTGGTCCTGTAGCTGCACTGATAAATGCATTACTCTGTGCAAGTGCAGCAAGAGGATTAGTAAGTCTGTTGAAAATGAAATTTTTTGCTGCTTGAAGTCCAGTATCAACAAAGTCAACCAACTTGTCCTCAAGTAGAGTGCTCATGCTACTAGTCATAATAGACATCGCATCCGATATCTCACTTACAGCAGTATCAAGTCCTGCGACCATATCATAACCACTACCTAAAGCACCTGATGCCCCATTTAAAAATTTATTTAAAGAGTTAGTAATCACCCCTGCAGTGTTAGGTGCAGTGCATTTAAGTGATGATGCTACGGTTATTTTCATGATTTATAATATCTGATTTATTTATCGGGAAAAAGGTACAGGGGGTGGGAATCCTAATGAAAGTGCTCGACCATATTTTCCCTTCTTAACTTGTGATAGCATTTTATTTGCTATTTCTCTTGTGACAAGATTTTGTGTAACTGCCTGATCTAAAGCGTCCTTAACCTTTGATTCATACTCCACCCTAGCTGCTTTTGTATCAGTAACTGGATTATTAATAATATATTTGAGTTGTTGTGTAGTGATTGATTCACCTTTGTCAAAATTTTTATCTTCAGCGACCCTAGTGGGGGTTAATTTTTTTTCTGCATCATCAATAATTCCATCTTGATTTCTATCATATCCTAATTCATTCAGTTTTTCAGAGGAATCATCACGATTTGATTTATTATAAGTTCTTGGATCTAATATGGTCACATCAGGTGTTGCGGGTCCGATCTGTTCGTTAAACTCACCACCTACAGCACCCTTTAGTATTCCCTTATCTTCTAGTGAACCATAAAAACCTGTGAGAGTTCCAAATTTTCCTGATGATGTTGATGATTTTGATGTTCTTGGAAATACACCTAGTATGTAACGTGGACCGTCACCACCAACAAAACCGAAAACCATATCTCCCTGACTTATTCTAACAGATCTTAATTTATGAGCAGCACCAGATCCAGCAGTTGTAGGTAAAAGGCACAAAGCATAACTTAATTCATCCTCTTTTACCAGATCAACATTAGAATTATCTCCCAATATTCTTACCTTATATCTCCAACCCCAACCCTCATCTAATTGCTCAGTTTGTTGATCATAAGACACAACTTTTCCTACCCATGATTGCAATGGGATTTTGCCATACATTTGTTTGTTGGCAGAATTAATAAAAGGTGATGATGAGGTAGGTTCTGTCATTATACGTTGGTATATAGTCCGTAAGTATCTCTTGCTAGAGTCATAGAGGTGTATGAATTATCAGTATCAAAGTGATGGCAAAGGTGTAAAATAAGATAATATCCACTACGATGTTGATTGTAAATGGATAATAATTTTTCATCTTGTGTGATGTTTTCTAACCAGAGTTTTATTACATCTCCTGCCTCTAGTTCCATGTTACATGGTACTTGTATATCAATCAATTGTGTATGTAACATGCCATATCTCATATTAGCCATTGGTTCATATTCAACAGGACTATTTAAAACCTTCTCACTTACTCCCTTTGTTGATGCACCAGGATTAAGAACATATGTATAAGACTTGCAATAGTCTTGATTATCAACATGTTCTTGTTGCACATCACCTAAAGTAGTATCAAGGTTGAGTAATAAATTTTTGATTTCCTCTTGATATTGATGTGTCAAAGTGTTCAAAGTACATACACGAACATTATATTTACCATGCTTAAGTGCACTTAATTGATCTTGATCTTTTTTAACAAGTGGTGGTCGTAGCACCTTATAATCATTGCCTTCTTGTTGCTCTAACTTAGCATCTAAAACTCCAAAATACTTGTAAGTATGAGAGTTAGCATATCCATCAATGTTTCCTTCATATCTTCTAACACCCTCTCTTATCATACCATCAATCGATCTAAAGTTATATCCACTTTTTGTTTCAAAGAAAAAATAACCAGGATCTTTATAATCAGCAGGAAATGATTTTTTGCATAAACCTAATATTACATCTAGTGGGGAATTATGTCCACCAGATACCTTATCAACATTTTTTGTTGGTTCGATTTCGTTTATAATTAAATCATAATCATCTAGTATTTTCTCTACAATATCACTAATTCTTGCTTCTTGATAAACATTACTCAAAGGTTTTTTTGCACATATCATTGCACCCTCTGATACTAAAGGTATATTGACTACTTGTTTTTGAGATTCATCAATCGAAAGTGGTGTTCCTGTAACTATCATTGGAATATCCAAAAAGTTTAAGTCTCCGTACCTTGTTGCAACATTAAAGAATACCTGCTCCATACCCTCAAGTGGCAACGCATCTTTCAGCGTTCCTCTTAATCCAGTTCGACTATCAACAACAGAGTTACCTGTATCAAACTGAACCATATTAGCAGTAACCATCGGTGAATACACACTTTCATAGTAATCAAGTCCTAATATTTTACCTTTTGTTTCTACTTCGACACCAGCGTTCTTCTCGCCATGGTCACTTGGTTTGACGATTTTAAGAAATGTATAATTGCAAGGTCCTGCTGCTGACATTTTATTATGGGTCTATGATTACTGGTTGTATTCTAATAATTGTATCAGAATATCTTTTTGGATTAGTTTTTCTTAATCTATCAAGTTCTTCTTTTGCATTAAAATCTTCTTTTGCA